TCGAGCCCTTCGTCTGCGGGCTCGGCTCGTAGCCGCGGTACACGCGACCCGCCATACCCAACGCCTTCTCGAGCTGGATCAGCGCTTCCTGCGCGAAGAAGGTCTCGTTGTAGTTGCCGAGCGTGTTGGTGGCGCCGACCACGGGCAGGCCCAGCAACAGCGAGTGCGAGCCGGTCAGGGCAGCGTGGGCGGGAGCGCCCAGGACCAGCAGGGCCACAACGGGCGCGAACACGATCGCGGCCCACTTCAGGAACGTCTTCATAGGGGCGATGCCTCTCCGAGTACGAGTCGCCTCACGGCGAGTCAGGTGGAGCGGCGGTCCCGATGAGCAAACGCCAACAGGGCGCGCCGCGAGTGAAGTGCTTCTCACCGCAGCGCGCCCCTAGGGTCTGCTGGTGGACCGGCCTAGCCGGTCCGTGTGGTCGAACGGTCCTTCAATGATCCTTCAGTTGTGCCCTGCGCGGAGTCGTGAGCCTAGCTCGCGATGGCGTAGGGAACGCCGCGCTTCTCGGCGTCTTCTTTCATCCGCCGATACTCCTGCGGCGTGGCATTTTTCGGAATCAGCACCGTCACACTGCCGCCGCGGCCAGACGATTCGTTGCGAGCCCCAGAGCCGCTGGCGCCACTCGCCGCGAACGCCGGAGCGAACGCATCGTCGGCCTTGAACAGCTCGACGAGCTGCGCGATCGTCATCGGCGTGCCCTGGCCGTCCGCTATCCGTGGATTGCCCTTGGCATCCACGACCTGCGCGGTGAAATCCTCGTCTTGCTCGGCCACGCGAATGAACGGGAGCAGGTGCGGTAGCAGGACCTTGGCGTTTCCGCCGGCGGCGGTGATCGCGGACTCGGCTTCCCGCTTGGCGAGCACGTCGAACAGCTTGCCCTCGACCTTCTTCGTGCGCCCCGTCAGCTTCTCCCGTTCGGTCGTGTGCTGCTGGATGAGCTGCGCCTTGAGCGTCTCGAAGTTGCCCTCGGCGCGCGCCTTCTCCTCGCGCGCCTTGGCGGCGAAGTCCAGGTCGGCCGCGGCTTCTTCGGGCGTCCGCTCGCCGATCACCTTGGCGCGCTCAGCGAGCGTCTTGTTCTTGCCGATCAGCTCCGCGTTCTTCGCCTTGAGCGCCGCGATGTCGGCCTCGGTGTACGTCTTTGGGGCAGTGCCACCGCCAGCACCACCGGCGCCAGCGGCCTCACCGCCGCCTTCGGTGCCTTCGCCTTCTGCGGCGAAGCGAAGCGACAGGCGCCGTTGGGCGCTGTACAGATACGAGGAGATCGCAGGGTCGAGCGGGCGACGACGGCGCATAGTCTCAGGTGCGGGTGTGAGTGGTGCGGCACTCGGGAACCGCTACAACTCGATAATACGATGGCGCCCGGCAAGCGGCCTCACGAATACCGTCACTTTGGGACGGCATAGCTCCGTCAGGCGGTCGAGACGAAAAACCGCTCAACGCAGCGGCAGTTGTATTCCCCGAATCCGGGAACCATCTGCCCGTTGCTGTACGGCTGATCGAAGGCGGCGACTTCGTTGTTCATGGCGACGTGCGAAGGGCGCTCGCGATCATCGTTGACGCCGATCCACTTCCGCTTGAGCCGCGCGCTGTCTACGGCGCCCGTGTCGATCGCGTGCTGCCAGGCCAGCCGGTTCGCGAGCTTCTGCGCGTCTCCGGAGGCCGTGCGCGCGTTTGTGTACGCGTTCTGCGCGATGCGCTTTTGGCGATAGAGCTCCGTGTAGCGGTCGATCTGCGCCGGCGTGAGCGGTCCTTTGGCGAGTAGCCGATCCACGGTCCGGTTGCGCAGGTTGTAGTTCGCGATTGACCGGCCGTTCGTGCCGGACAGCGCTTGCCGGAAGTTCTCAACCTCTTGGGCCTGTGACGGTGACAGGCCAAAGAGACTCCGGATGTTCTTGGCCATCGACGCCGGGCTCGCGCCGTCGCGTAAGCCGTTCTCGACAAACGCGCGCAGTGTCTCGCGCGTAGACTCCTCAAGCTTCGCGAGTGTCGCCGTCTCCAGTTGCCGGATGGCCGTGACGACGTTCGGTGACAGGTAGTCGAAGGAGACGGCCACTTCTTTGGCGGCGGCTGGCGGGATGGGCAAGGAGCGAGCGTAATAGGGCACGGACTGAAGGATGCTACGCCGCATCGTATCGCGCACCGGCCGCATGGCCGCGTCCCACGCGGCGTCCGACACGATCTGCGCGACGATCTGTTCCGCGTACCCCATGCGCACGGCGCGCTCGAGATCCGTGTCCGAGAGTCCCGCGCTGAGCTCTTGAAACGCCGCCAAAATGTTCGCCGCGAGCTCCGGCGTCAGGACACCAGCGCGGCGCGCGAGAATCGCCCATAGACGGAGTTCAGCGGGCGTCACGCGCTAGTGTCCCAGGTGCCAGAACCCGCAGCGACAGCGGTAGACGCGGAGCCGTTCGCCGTGCCGCTTGCGGATCACTTTGCGGCGGCGCTCGGCATCGCCGGGACTGCGGAACACCTTTTTGCCGCTAAGGGCGCAGGTATGCCCGTCGCCCACGAGGGAGTTCCGCCGTGGCCCCGTCATGCCGGCAACGCGATTCCACGCTGGACCTCAAACTGCCAACGCCACAGAACGAGCAAATGGAATGGCACCGGGCCCCCATCGTCGCGAACCACGACACGAATGGGCCAGAACGGATCCGGGGGAAGAACGATGTTCATCGCAGGCATTCCATCCCGAGCAGGCCGCGCACGTAGTGGCCTCCGTGACGCTGGCAAGACCGCTCGCCACGGACGAGGAACGCGAGCGAGGTGACGATCGCGACGATGATCAGCGCGTTGAGGACAGCGCGGCCGCTCATATTCCCGTGAGCGCCCGGTAGCGTCGGTAGGCCAGTACGCCACTCAGCGCGTACACACCGACGACAATCGCGATCCCTGCCGTTCCGAAATACTCTGACGCCGCGGCGCCGATGAGCGCCGCGACGGCGTAGCCGATCCGATCGCTGACAGCCTGACGAGCGTTGATCTCGTTCAGCTTCTTGGTGGCCATCTGCGCCGCGAGGGTGCGAATACCGTTGGCGCGGCGCGGGAGCGTGGATGCCTGTTGGGTGGCGCTCATGCGGCCTTCTGGGAGGGAGCCAGCGCCGGGTTCTGCGGGTCAATCGGCGCGTTGTTCGCGGGCGGCAAGACTGGCGGCGGGTTCGCCGCGAGCCGTTTCGCTTCCGCGTCCGCGGCGTCCTGTCGGGCAGCTTCCTCCGTGATCAGCTTGAGTGCCGAATCGGTGGCCGAGAAATCGTCGGGCAGCTTGCCCGTTTCGAGCGCGTGGAGCAGCGCGTCGAGCGGCAGCGCGCCGTCTTTGTAGGCGGTGACGAGTACCGTCAGGTACGCCGGGTCGATGCCATCTTCGCTGAAGTTCTGCGGGACCGAAACCGAGCCGCCGTCGGGCAGACCCATGAAGGCCGCCATGTCGTCGAGCACCCCTTCCAGCGCGTCTTGGAGCGAGCGCGCGGCACGCTGGAGTTTCGCGTTCCGCTGCTTCGCGTAGATCTTGGCCTCGATCGCCGTCATGACCTTGCCTGTCTCATCACCCGACGTGGCGCCCTGGCGGCGCATCTGGGCGCGCAGATCCTCGATACGGGTCCGGGTGGCGGCGATCGCGGTTCCCGCAGGCTCTAGCATTTTCGCGTCACCGCCCGTCGGGATATCGATACCCTGGCCCATCTGGACCGTCGCGCCGCCCGCGTCCGGCGACACGTTGCGGCCGATGAACACGGGCGTCGGCACGTTGCACTTGTGCATGACGCTCGCGTAGTCGCTCGCGACCTGCGTCTCCTCGATGTTGCTGAACGCGAGCCCCTTGAGGTGCGGCGCGGATTCGAGATAGCCGAGCCGTTCCCCGCCATAGACCACGCGCGCGCAGATGCGCTTGGGACCCGTGATCACCCCTTCACCGGCGGGTGTGAACTGCGATGGCGTACTCTCGACCGCGGGCGCAACGCCGGAGGTCGCGGCCGTTGTCTCCTCGCGCCAGGCGCGCCACGTAATCGCACCGAGACCGACCGCGCGTCCGGTGATCTGGTCATAGGTCACGTCCTGCTTGATCTCGCGGTAGCGCGTGCAGGGCTTGGTGCCGAAGTCGCCGCTCGCTTCCGTCGTGGTCTCGCGAAACACGATCTGTACCAACACGCGGACGCCACCAACGCTGACCGTCCGCCAGCTCAGCACGTCGCTGGCTTTATAGAGCGTGACATAAGGCCGCGCCTGCGCCAGCACCTCGTCAGCCCGGGTCTTGATGTTGTCCGCAACCGGATAATCGGTGAACAGGACGCAATGGCCCTGGTGGAGCGCGGAATCGAATGCGCTCTGCGCGAACACGTCGAGGTGGTTGCCCTCGCCATCGATGTCCTCGGTGAGCGGCCGCAGTTTGGCGGGCACGTCGTCACCGAGCTTGGGCGGCGTCGCGAATACCAGCCCCACGTGCTCGGTGATGGTCGTGGCGTAGTGATCGGCCACGAAGGTCATGCCGACGCGCGCCTGCCAGTCCTGCACGGTTTCCGCCTCGAACCGGGGAAGGTAGAACTGCCGCTTCTGACGGATCGGGATCGTGCCGCCGCGGATGTCCTCAACGAGCTGCCAATACGGCGACATGCGGATGTACGCCGGACAGGCGTAGTTGGGGCGCGTCGGATCCGTGCTCCACGTCCCCAAATCGGACGTGATCATCAGCAGGGTATCGGCAGTCGTCAGCATCGGCGGGGATCGCGTGGTTGGGTGTTAGAACACGACGCGGGTTTGCTTCCACTGTCCGGCGAGTACGTTGAACTCCTGCCAAAGCAGGTAGTCCATCGCATCGCAGATGTGATCGAAGTGGGACTTCTTGTCGCGACGTCCGTTCTTGTAGGTCAGATTCGCGAGAGCGACGACGAGTTCTTTCGCTTCCGGACTGATCTTGACCCGGCGCCGAGCAGTCGCGACGTCGTTGTACATGCGATTCGCGTTGTTCTCGCGATCGACAACAGGCGGCGCCGTATTCGCGGCCCGGACCTCGAAGCCATGACCGCGCAAAATCGTCAGATCGGTCTGCCCGACCGCTGCGGATGTCTTGCGTTGCTGCCCGGCTGGATCGGGGCACACGATGATGCGCCGGTTGGGGTATCGGCGCTTGATCTCCGTCGCCATTTCGTCGGTGTTGCCCACTGGCAACTCAATGGATGCGATGATGTGGCACTCATCCACCGCGCGCTGCCCGACCACTGCCGTCATCGGCTCGACGTTGAAATCCATGCCGACCAGCAGTTCGCCGCCGGCATCGCGTATCGACTCGTCGAGGTTCCCGATCGGCCATGGACGGTTCGCGAAGCCATGGTAGACGCGACCTTTGCTGCCCAAGTTGTATCCACCACCCCAGATGTGATCGAAGGCGTCCATGTCGGCCGCCGCCAATCGCGCCGCCTCAGCGTGCATCACGGCAGGGCAGAACGGATTGT